TTGTCCTTGAGATTTAGTTCCTTTAGTAGGATTACCTCCAATTTGGTCGCCATCTTCTTTATAAACTATACGACCACCATTAGCAAGGTTTACACCACGCCCCATAAGGATATCTTTTTGTGTTACCTTGCCATCTTTATTTAAGTCTGGAAATTTAGCCATATCTTTCTCCTATTTTTTAGATACTGCACCGCCGCCTCGAAGAGCTACGCCCATACCACGACCTTTATTACGGACTGTTTTACCACCTGCTCTACGATATATACTGCCACCTTTTTTAAGAGGGCGGCTTTTTGGTCTACGTTGAACATTTCCTGTTTTCATTTCTTTTGCTGTCATGCCCTTATAAGGAGTACGTGCTGTTCCCTCATCAACAACAATAGTTTGGCCTATACGAATTTTATCAACATTTCTAATATCTGGATTTAATCTTTTAATCATTGCAACAGTTGTATTGTTTGCTTTTGCAATTTCAGAAATAGTATCTCCTGATTTAACCTTATGTTTTTTAAGTGCAGCTTTAGCAGATTGAAGAACCTCTCTACCTTTTCCTATTTTACGCATAACATCCGTTGGGCTTTGATTTCCTGGGACTTTAATATCTTTATCTTTAGCAGCTTTAGCCATTCTATTTGATGCTTCATCAAATCTTTTTCTAGCTGCTCTTGCATCTTTTACAGATTCAACTCCTTTTAATCCTAAAAAGCCAAGAATTGATGCAGGAAGTCCTGCAACTCCTAAAGCTCTAGAGCCAGCCGTAGATGCTAGTTGTCGTTGTGCTGCACCTGTAGATGCTTTTTTAACTGCTTTCTTTGTTGCTCTTTCTTGAGCTTTTCTTTTCCGTCTTTTATCTACTTCAGCCCGTGTTGCTGTTCTTTGAAATTCATCCATTTTAGTTTCCTCCTGTTAGTGTATTATCACCGCCACCTGGTGATGCAGGAGTCTGCATGTCATCACGGCGTGTGCGTCTTGCTTGATTTCTAAGTGCCTCAATAGCATTTGCATATTGTTGTTCATATACTTGTACTACTGAATAGTTTTTCATAAAGTTTGTTGCTTCTATCATTGTTGCATAATATAATGCATCATAACAAAAGTCTGTAAAATAGTTTGTATTGTTTACACTTGTCAGTGTAGTAGGTCTAGCTGTGTATACAATACTACCAGTGTAAGTGGTACTTGCAGTAGGAGCAAACAAAATTTTAGTATTGGTCTGTCTTGCATAATATTTCGGAGTCCCTGTACTGGCACTTACAGGCCAATAATCATTTATAAATTCATCAGTACGAGGTAAAAGATTTATTTTAGTTCCACTTTCTTCAATAAAAATATTTTTAATTACACGAGTTCCTGTAGGAAGTGTAAAGGTATTTGTTGCAGATACCAGGCTAACTGTTGTTGTTTGTACAAGACCTGCATCATCCAAAGATTTAGTTAGCCGTTCTTCTGCACGGTTAACCATTTTGGGAATATAGTCAGTAAATTCAGATCCATCATTTTCAGTGGCCTGAATAACATCGTTAACAAGGTATGTATAATCAGCCATAATAAATCGTTGTAGAAATAGTGGATGCTGCAGATACAATTACTTTCCCTGCCATACGAACACCATTATTTAAAAAATCCTGATAAGTATCACCGTTTGTTTGAAACTTAATTCTGCCACCAATGGTGTTGCCAAAGGGGTCTGTAGATGTACCAGTAATAACTACAATGCCTGTTCCTACACAGTTAACACCACGTACACGGGTATCAGTAACAGTTACACTAGTAAGAGAATCTACAAAAGTACCAGTCCCAGAAACAAATGCGCTTCTAATATTAGTAGTCATTGATCGCTCCTATAAAAATGTTAATAGCTATATTATACTAAAAAAGGGCGTAGGATACAACTCCCACGCCCTTTAAAAGTTTAACTACGAGTAAAAGTCTTAAGAACCTGGATTCCCGTAGTAGCTACGCCAGTCAGAGAAACCGAAGCTATAACGCTCACGAGCCTTAAAACGAAGGTTTCCTGTGTCAAAGTCTGGCTCCATCTTCGTCTGAAGCGGCGCACGGACGAACATTTTCGCACCGTTCGGGCTGTCAGTTTTAATGAAGAAGGCATTAGTATCAGTAAAGCGACGATTAACGAAGTAACCACGAGGCAGAAGCCCTTGATTACGGATTGAGTTAATGTCGTTTACATTGGTGATGCCATTGCCGCCATTAGCAGCAGTTGTGGTTGACAAGGTGCTATTCAGGATCTGGTCAGCAATAAATACTGAATCAGACGGAATATGCAAGCTAACTGCTTGTGAGCCAGTTAGAATACCACGGTCATCTTTTTGTTTGGAAACAGTAATCAAAGCAGTTTCAAGTGACGCTTCAGAAAGGTCGGCACCTGTCAATGCATTGCTTTGGTTTCCATCACCAACAGTGGGGTGAGATGCTGAAAAGAACGGTTGACCGTCGCCACCAGCAAATGATGCGTTAAAGCCGTTGTTAAATACATCGGCAGCTTTAACCTGTTTAGTGTTTGCCATAGCACGGGCAAGACCTCTTGCACGTAGTTTAGCAAATGTGTCATACAGGTTGTCTTCCATAGCTTCTTCTGTAACAGCGAAGCCAAGAGCGATAGTCTCGTGTGTGTAACGAGATGTAAAGCTTTCTTGGGCATCGTCATACGATACAGCAGCACCTTCACCTTTTACAGGTGCAGTGCCAAAGCCAGTGAAGAGAACCTCTTCTTCAAACGCACGATCTGAATTTTCTGTGTCAAACAGAGGTGCATGTTCATTGTCAACTTCTCCATACTCCATACCAAAAACGGCATTGAGACCAGGGAGAAGCTCTTTTGCAATACTTGCTCTATTAATAGCCATTATTAATCTCCCTAATTAGTTGTTGTTACTGGAGCAGTTACAAATACGTTGCGGAAATTATCAGCATGCAGGTTAAGCATAACTTCAATTTTCGTTTTTGCATCACCCAGAACATTTCCTGGTTCATCAATAACACGAATAACTTTGAGGTCAAGACCAGTAGAAGCTACTTCGCTGATATCCGCACTTGCACCAGAACGACCAGTAAAGGTCGAACCAGATGTAATTGCGCCAAATGGTACGTTCTTGCCTACGACAGCAGCCGTAACAGAAGCGTCACCTTGGATTTCGTAAATTTGTGCAGGATTGTCAATAACAAATCCTACGGCATCAGTGGCAGAAGTGCCACCAGGCCAATATGATTTAAACTTTTGTTCCCCGTTTTCTACATAGCGACAGCCTTGGAATACACCAATTGTAGCTTCACCTGCAGAGGTAAGAGCTACAATGTTGCCAACGGATACACGGACTGGCTGGCCTGTGTAAATGTTGGCGGCAGTGCCTGAAGCAATAGGATACTCATTAGTAGAATTGCTATTCGGCGCACCGCCACGAATACGGGAAGGAGTCAAACCATTAGGTGCAAAAGTTGCAGTCATTTTTTATCTCCTTCAAGATTGTGCAACCAAGGCAGATAATTAGTCGAAACTAGGATTACGTCCCTTGGTCACGTTTGATTTACTTTGATTTTGAATAGGCATTCTACGGTCACTCATATTCTCAAGTTGTGAATTAACCGCATCAATCATTTGATCTGAAGCCTGTTCGTAGTGCCTTTGTCGTGCTTCAGCACGTTTAACTAGGATCTTTGCAAGAGCCAAGTCACCACGACAAACAGTACCTTTATAACGGCCTTCCTCTTTTACCATTGCAGAGTGAGCCATTTCTGGTACTTCATCAAGAGATACAAATTCATATCCTTCTTGCATACGCTTACCAATATTAGCGTAATCATCAGAACCTTTTATAGTTGTACGCAACCAACGAAGTTTCATTCCTTGTTCTAAGAATCTGTCTGTAACAGCTTGAGGAATTTCTAAAAGGTTAGGTTCAGAGTATGTATATTCTTCTTCTCTTGTTTCCAGTTCACGAGTCTGTGTATTACGTGTAGTAGTCCGTGCCATGTGTGTTTTCCTTTCGCTTTCTAAATTGTAGTGTATGCGCCATCACCAGCTTGTTCAATCTTAAGCTTTTCTTGTGCATACTGTTCAAGTGATATACCCCATTTTTGTGCCAGTCTAACATCTTCTTGTGTTAGTTTGACTTTTTTGCCAGATGAGGCTTTCGGAGCCAGCGAAGCTCCAGCCACCACTTGAGCAGGAGATGACGTTTCCTGCGGTACGGGGGTTTCGGTGTTGCCACCAAACTTATGAGGGAAGGCATCAGCTAGACGCTTATTGACTTCCGTATAAAACTCATCTTCTTTAGGATCAAATCCTTCTTCCTTAAGTTGCTGGTCAATAACCAAAGCTGCTGAAGTTAGAATTTGATCTCTATTAAACCACTCATTTTGAGATGCCCATTGATATGCCTTCATATCATAGCCCATGTAGCTTTCTTGCTGGGGCTGTTGGGCTTCTGTTTCTTGTTGCTGTTTTACAGGAGCAGTCTGCTCAAACTGTTTTTT